TTATTGACTTTTGCAAGTTCCAACTACATTTTTGCGCCGTATTTCCAGCCTGTTGTTTCTCATTTTCCGTAATGCCCCGCAGTCCAGGGTTTTACAGATAAGCAACAGTTCCTGCCAGTGTGTTTTGTAGTTTCTGCACCAGTTATCAGAAGCTACCCCCACCAGCTCGGCCAGCTCAGACTGATAGTAATACCCGTCTTTGTTCATGGTGTAATCCTGCACTGCCAGCCATACCAGCGCCCTGAGTCGTTCTTTTACTTTCTTTGACACCCGACGGCCTTTAATCCGTTCCTGCATTTCGCTCCATACATAGGCGGTGATAGCCGTCTGGTGTGAGAACTTCAATTCTTTACCATAGCAATACAGCAGCCAGGACTGCTCTGCCTCATCCAGTTCCATAATTGCCCGCCGCCAGGAACAGTTCTGATAGTCCACCCGGTCAATAGGTGGCATCGGTAACACGGAATAGTGTGTTGACCAGCAGGATACCGCTTCGGTTTCCCGGCTTACCTTTCTGCCGTTCACGGTAATATCACGGGGCTTTTTACGTGGGTAGCGCGTTGTGTTTCCCAATACAAATCCCTCAAATGCTTCAAGCTGGCCTTTGGTTCTGCTGCTGTGGTCAGTCATTGCGATAGTCGCCATATCCCGCAGGTACTGCAAATCGTGCTCAATCATCGTTTATCTCTCCGCGCTCCGTACAGCGCATTAACCAAAAACACCGAGGCCGAATGCCCGGCGTAAACATTTCGCCATAAACTCATTCTGGCTGTCGTACTTTGCTTCCCATGCTGTCGGATCGCGGTGTAACTCGTCATGGTGAATACGGCACAGTGGGATAACTTCGTAGTCGTGTGCCTTTGTCCCCATACCACCAGCTCCATGACCGATGATGTGATGCGGGTCGTCTGCCTGCTGCCCGCACACACAACACGGCTGTTTTTTCACCCATTGCAGATACGTCGGGCACACCCAGCGCTGATATTTCGGGATTTTCATAAAGCTTTGTGGCGGCTCAGGATCCACCTTGAGAACAACGACCGGCTTTATCTTCTCTACGATTTCCTGAACAATCCTGCTGTGTGAGCACGGTTGATGGACAATGGAATGCTCTGTCATGGTGCCGGTTATCTCTTCCTCCGGTTTCTGCATCAGGATGTATGAGCTGATAAAGGCCGGAAGATGATCACTGACACGGCGCATTACCGACCAGGTGAACAAATCGGAAGGATTCAGAAGATGACCGGCCGGCAGCCGCAGATCGGTAAAGATGCTGCGTGCCACAAACGCCCGTTGGTTGTGTAACAGAATTTCGTCTGCCTGCTGCTGGTGGACATCACCCGCCCGCAAGATGTTGTCATGGTGCCAGCATGTCCGGATAAAACCATCTTTGTGGCGGGTCATGGTCAGTTCGTGGTGGTGGTAAGGGTTTTCCGGATCATTAATCTGGCAGTAGCCAACTGATTTAACGTAGTGACGGGATCCGGATAGTCCGCCGGCGGCTTTTATCACGGCGGGATTATCCAGGAAACGAAGCACCCGCTCATCTGTCAGCAGCGGCTGCGCATCTGCCGGAACACGACCGGACGGAATACCATTCATGCACTGCGGCGCCACGCTCACAACATAACGGGTGCCGTTCCGGAAATTACCGATCTCCGCACCCGGATTAAACATCAGTATCCGGGCATCTTTCTGGACAAAGCCGGTTAACAGGTAATTCATCAGGCCACCGCCGGAGTCATCATCAGTGCCAACAGTTCCGCTGATTTGCTCTCAAAGAAATGCGGCTGCGTTTCCCGCGGATTTGCCGGGGATGTCATGTTTTTACCATATGCCAGTCCACGCGTCGTTATCGACCAGAACAGGCGCTGTGTACCTCTGGATCCGGGCCGGGCTTTCTGCTCCACAATCCCCAGCTCAGCAAGACGTTTGTATGCTCTGGTCGCAGACAATGCGGCATTGTGATTTTTCAGCAGCGTAGTCAGAGATGTTGTCGGTCTGCTGGAACCATCCACTGCGCCCGCCGGTGCATCAATCGTATAGGACGGAGCCAGATCAGGAAGACCGGCCATCTTTTGCAGTTTCTGATACCCGCCAAGCTTTGACGAATTCGACAGATTCAGTGTTTTCGCCATAGACTCCAGCAGGATAGCTCCGGCCTGAACCTTATCAGCCAGCTGTATCGCCTGCTGTGTTCCGGCCACCACATCAAACGTGCGGATCACTTTCAGATTGAATGAAGGGCTGATCCACATCGCATAGGCATAAACCAGTTCTTTGCACACATAGGTGCCCTGCTCGGTGCCACCACGCAACACATTTACCGGCTGTGTACCCGAGTCGCAGATTTGCAACTCGGCAATAAGTTGCTCTGTCTGTGCATTTCTCAGCCAGTAAGGTGGTTTATGCCTTTCCTCTCCACCAGCGGCCCGGTGCAAATCATTCAGGCAATAGCGGCCGGCCATATCCCGGCGCACATTAATACCATCGACAATAATCAGATTGCTCATCGTTATCTCTCCACTCATTAAGCGCAGCCGTATACTGCGCGTTTTACATAGGGGCTGATCGTCACCACGGATTTACCACCAGCGACTTTTTCACCCCATTCAATATCAAGATGCTTTACCTGGCTGTCGTCATTCCAGATACCGGCATGTGTCAGTGCGTCCTGTATCGCCTTGATGAAGTTATCCAGATCCCGGCGGTGATTCGATGGCGGGAACAGCAACAGCTTCAGGCTGATATCACCGGTGACCGGTTTCGGTGTCCGGCCGTTAAAATGATCCAGGATGTCAGCAATAACATTCAGACGGAACCGGCGGCCGTTTTCGCTGATCAGCACCCGGCCTTTTAAGGCTCCCCGCGATGGGGAGCGCCAGTAAGTGTTCATGCTCGGCGGGAACGGGAGGGTCAGAGTTATTGCGCTGTGCATGACGGTCTCCTGTTCCAGGCTGCGATCGCCTCGTCTTCATCAAACCGTTTCATCCGCACCCCACATACGTCACAGGCAACACCGTACAATGTCAGGCCGTGGCTGCTGGGGCGGTGTATCGTGATATCAGCACATCCGCAAAACGGGCACGATTTTAGTTTCTGTGTCTTTTTAATCAGTTTGCTCACGCCATCACCCCGCAGCTCTGTTTCATCTCCCGGCGCTTTGCCGCCAGCGCCATAAACAACCGGTTATGCGCAGATACAAACCCCCGTTCTGCCATATCTGCCGGACTGGACAGGATCGGGCCGTTGTTGCGCCGGACCTCATTCGGGTTTTCCCGCATGATGATCACCAGCTTTCTGTATCTCTGTGCCTTATCTGCCGCGTCAGGTGACAGCGAGTAAGCAGTACCCTCTGTGTGGATACGGCTTATTTCCTCAGCGGCGCCTATATGAGCCAGAACAGCTAATGCGTTCCGGCTTGTACTGCGTGACACTTTGTATTTGTCCATGATGTAGCGGGTCGTGATTGCAGTACCCGCCGGGATATCAGTTGCGATTCTGAGATAAAGAATCATCACGCAGCCTCCCCTGTTTTCTCCATTTCCTTCACTGCATGACCAATGCGGGCCGCTGCTGTAACCAGATGGTCAGGATCCATCTCAATCCCGATAAACCGGAACCCTTCCGCAATGGCCGCTTTTCCTGTGCTACCGGACCCCATGAACGGATCAAGTACAGTCCCGCCTGCAGGCGTTACCAGACGGCAGAGATAGCGCATTAAATCCACAGGCTTCACTGTCGGATGTGTGTTTTTGGCGCCACTGGTGCGTCCGGCACCGGCTCTCGGATTATTGATTCCAACGCTGCCCTCTGCGCGGCCACCGGTCATTTCTGAAGCAGAGGCGGCAACAAACCGATCCATACCTGCATCGCGATCTGATTTACTAACTTTTGCGCAGTAAAAAAACCTTGCCGCTGATGTTGCAGATTCAATGCGTGGCTCCGGGTTTGAAACTACATTTTTAAGTTCGCCGTACACTCTGTTGCCATTGTCTGAGCAGTCATTTTTGGCCTTTCCCTGCTGCCCTTTTGCATCAGGAAATGCAGTTATCACTTCGTGGCTGCCGTCATGAATCACATTTGCAGGCCAGCGCCCCTCATTGTTCTGTGCCCACTCATTCCCTGCTGGTGCTTTACCATCACGAACATCAGACAGTAAACCGCCCGAACCACCAGCCAGCATTTCTTCTGTCGGTATACGGCACAGGTCAATATTCAGGGCGCCGGTTCCGAACTCCGTGACATTATCCAGAATCGTGCCGCTGAACGGTTTACGCGCCATGACAATGGGCTCATGGGCCGGTTTTAATGCCGTTCCTTTGCCCTTATGCTCACCATCAAGGTTTTTCGATTTCGGGAAGCCACTGCCGTAAATCCACATAATTTGATCACGTATCTCAAAACCAGCATCCTCGATGTTTACCACCAGGCGGTGATATGTCCGGCTGCCGCCAAATGCCAGTAAGTGTCCGCCCGGCTTTAATACCCGCAGGCATTCCGCCCACTGCTCAACGGTCGGCACCGAATAATCCCACTTATTCGACATAAACCCGATGCCATACGGGGGATCGGTTACGATTGAATCCACTGAGTTATCCGGAAGGTTTTTTAAGGCATGTTCACAGCGGCCGCCAATCAGTTGGTAATCCATCAGATAACCCCCTTGTGCTGGTAGCATTTAGCTGTGGCGCGGGTCATGAAATACTGCCGCTCGATATTTTGGAACCGAATGAGGTCATCCCAGCCACGACTGTGGCAAATGCGGATTACCTTATGGCGGCTGTTCCAGTGGTCTTTCAGGTCATGCAGTACCCACCACCGGCGGATTTGATGCAGGACAGCCAGCACCGGAAGCACACTCACGCCGTAAATCTCTTTGCTTTCTGAGCGCATGTTCATGCTGCCTCCCGTTCTTTTGCGGCCTGCTCTGTGGCCTGTTTCCAGTACCCGCGAAATGCTGCGCGTCCGGCAATTTCATTCATCCGGCCAATATGTGATTTATGCTTGTAAACCAGTTCCTGCACGCGGTTTTCTGGCTTCCAGTTGGAGGATGAGAACATTTTTCTGAAGACTTCATCGCACTCGGTGGTGTCGATGTTCTTTGAGTCCGCAGCGCGTTTAAATCCTTCAGCCTGTCTCAGCCAGTAATTAAACCCAGCGTTCCAGTCAGCGTATTGGGTGCCCTTGCTGGCGTGGTAGTCCCTGAATTTGCCAAACTCATCCTGAACATCCAATCCGGCAGTTTTTGCCCGTTCAGTGTGTTCCGGTGACGGGGCGAAGTTTTCCGGCATCACGGTTTTGCTTTTCGCTTTTCCGCGAACAGGATTAATATTTTTATTATCTGGATCTATGATTGGATCATTACTGATTCTGGGTGCAGCTCCTGCACCACTACCGGAACCAGTTGCACCACCTGGTGAATCTCCTGCACCAGTCCCGGAACCATTTGCACCACTCACCCCCGCAGGATTTGCACCATATGGTGCAGGAGATTCACCACTCACAACGGCGGTATTCAGACGCAGATGATAGATGTTTGACTGGTTCAGACCGTTGGCCGATTTCCGGGATTCGATACGAACCAGCCCCATTTCCACCAGAGCGTTAATGTGGTTCTGTACTGAGCGCTCTGACATTTCGCACTGCTCAGCAATGTACGGCACGGACGGCCACGACTCGCCCTGGTCGTTGGCGTTATCAGCCAGCTTTACCAGTACCAGTTTGCGTAGCGCATTGCCGGTTTTTATCTGCAAAGCCCGCGCAGTTAAAATCATACTCATGGTTTCACCTCATCCACGCGTGTATACCGCTCCTGAAAGGTTTTCAGAGGTTCAAAACACGGATGCTCATAGCCGTCACGCATGAAAATCACCCGGCTGTTTTGCCGGTCAAACCGGACAACATGAACTTTCCGCCCGCGGCTGTCGGTGTAATACCGATCCAGATTGTCAGCTGTTTCTTTCATGCCGCGGCTCCTGCTGTCTTACCCAGACGGTTAAAATCACCTACCGCCCACTTCACAAACTGGTAGTTTGTTTCTGAGAAACCTTCCGGTACTCTTACCGTATAAACAAATGCGGCAGGGTCTTTACCACCCTTTACAGGAGCAACACGGAGTTGCGCAAAGCCTGCCAAATGAGTTAATCTGCTCATGCGTTTATCTCTTCACACAAATTGATATGGCGCGACCGAGGCCACCGGCCGTATACCGGTGGTCTCACTTTTCATCCGGAACCCCGAATACAGCGTCAAGACTCCCGACAAATCCCAAAAAGTAAGAAAATACTTTCCCTGATTTTTTATAAATTCCCCTGACCTCATCACGGGTTAACTTCCCGTCTTCCAGGCTTTTCTTAATATGTAATTCCAGCTCTGCCTGTGCCGCCGCAAGGGTCATGCGGATATCAAACAGCTCAACCTGATCAATGTTGTCAGGGTCTATGTCCTGCATCGGAGTAATACCGTGCCGATCCATGTGGTACTCGACCAGGTGACGGGTTTTGGTCAGATCTTCCATTGCTTCCAGCTCGTCATTGTCGAAAAACCGGCAGCCGTTCTTCTCGTACAGGTTGTTGTTGAATGTCGTCAGTGACATCCCCAGCGCCCCGGCCAGTGCTTCCCGTCCACCCGGCATGGCGCAGCACATCTTTTTTACGACTTCTTTCAGTGATTCATTCTTCATTGCCTACTCGCTTTCAGGTTGAGTTGTAGTTAACGGATGACGATCCGTATGGCAGAATTAATCCGCGTACAAGTCAGGTCGAAGTTCGCATCTCGCAACACCTGACGCCTTTTCCACAAAAACAACTTTGGACGCAGGTGTTTGTTTTTCCCTGTTAATCCAATTCCATATTTGTTGCTGTTTAATATTTTTCCCTGACATTTCTGATAGTTGGCGAGCCAATTCAGTTTGCCCACCAGCAGCTATAACCGCTTTCTTAAGCGCGGCTACAGGTCTTGCATCTGGTTTCGCCATAAGTAACACCATTAAGTAGTTAATAACAACCTTAATATACACAACAAGCCATCAATTAACAACCTTTCGGTGTTGGATGGTTAAAACAAAAAGTTGTAATCTTAAAGGAGGTAAATAAGGGAGTTGTGATGAGCATTGCAAAACGACTCGCAGAAGCGAGGATTAAAGCAGGGTTAAGCCAGCAAGAATTGGCCGACATAGTTGGTGTATCGCAGCAATCTATCGGAAAGATTGAGGCGGGAAAAACTTCGTCACCAAGAAAAATAGCTGATATGGCCAGAGCGTTGAATGTATCCGTACACTGGTTACAATTTGGTGCTCAGGATGAAAACGCTAAAATTGTAGATCTGGCAATTAAAGATTGGGATGATGTTCCTGATGACCCATATGAATTTGTGAGTATTCCTATTTTGGATATAGATTTATCCGCCGGCTGCGGCGCCAATGCTGAAATTATAGAAACAGAGATAGGAACATACCCATTCCGCAGAGAAGAGCTAAATCGTTACGGAGTTAACGCTGAGAATGCTCGCCTAGTAAAAATAATAGGTAACAGCCTCTACCCAGTATTAAACAGCGGGGATATGGTTGCAGTTGATATCACAAATAAAAGGATAAAAGACGGCGACCTCTATGCCATCAGAGATGGGGTATTGCTTCGTGTTAAAATATTGGTTGGTTTGCCAGATGGCGGACTCATTGTCCGTAGCTTTAATTCAGAAGAATACCCTGATGAAGTGCTTAATTATGACCACACCAGGGCAAGAATACACGTTATAGGTAGGGTTTTTTGGTCATCAAGACGCTGGTAGTACGGTCATCAACTGATCTTCGGTGATAATTTTTATATCTGATATTCCGCTTGTCTTCCACTCCAGCGTTTGTTCTATTTTTCGCCCAAAGCTGGAGTAAACCCAATCACGGGATGATAAAGTGCCTACAACAAGAAAATTTGTTCTTTGCCTGACAGATTTATCAATTACACCACCATGTTTTTTTATTTTTTCTGCAATATCGGCGCGCTTTCCTGATAAAAATTTTCCTGTTAAACAGAATGTTGAAGAATTTATCATTGATGGTTCGATGTGATCAGTTGGCAGTTTTGTGGTCATACCATCAACGACCCCAAGCTCAACATCACAACCAGTGAAAGCTACTAATTCATTATACAAAAACTCACTTTCATCTTTGGTTATTACGCCATCGGCCAAAACCTTAGTGACACATTCATACAGGTGTTTTCCTGGGTAATTATTTTTCAACGCCCCGTTAACGGTGAGCCACCAATTAAGATACCTCACCTCATGTTCCGATAACTTCCGGTCTGCTATAAGCCCCTTGCATAGGCCAATTAGGAGGTTAATATCTGACTCTTTTGAATACAGATCTAAACTTGGAAGATCCATCAAGTTTTTCTGTATACTCGCAAGCTCCTCTTTAAGCTCTGAGCGCTCATCCTCTGTAATAATACCGTCTTCAAGTATCCTATTGATTCGCATAACTAATAACTTAACAATATCATTGTCAGCTATTGCATCAGCTTCTAGCAACCAAGTACTTAAATACAGAATTTCATCATCTTGAAGTACGCCATCCGACAATATCCCGTCAATAATGCTGATTAAGTTAGCAAATAATTTATCTCTGTTTTTCTTGTAATTATAAGAAACCTTTAGATTTTCCATGGATCCTCCATCTTTTTTTATATCCTTTACCTTCAGTCAAAATAAATCAAACCACAAAAAGTTGTTGACAACACAACCACAACAACCTACATTACAACTTAACGGTGTTAGTGATATTTTTAAAAGTTGTGAATACCACGAGGATAACCAAATGCAAACCGAACTAATCATCACCACAAACAACATGTCAGTAGACGATGTTGCCGCGTGGATCACCGAAAAAGCCCAGGCTTTTCACAAACTACAATCACTCCGTACCGAACGCGAAAGAGCAATCCGCGATCACTAACGTGCTCTGGACCGCTTTGACGAAGACATTGCCAAATGGGAAGACCGCTGTACTTTAACAGTACAACCGCAGTAACGGCTGCGTATCTGAATAACTGTGTGAAGAGTAAACGACCCCACAACAATAACCATGCAATACCATTAGCGGCCGTGCATAACACGGTGCAGTCCACCAGCCGGCCGCCATTTTTTTACAAACATAAGTCCACCGGCGTAAATCGTCCTGCCGGATAGATACCTTGCCTGACTGCTGGTGGACTTATCTTTGTGTGAAGAGACAACGAAAGGAAAAACGCAATGAGCGAGAATAACCGCATGACCAGTATACCGGACTTTTTTTCCGAGTTAGATGCCGGTGTGTTTGAAAACAAACTTTCTGCTGCACTGAATGAAGTCGCTTTTGGTACCAATAAGAACGGCGGTACCGGTGAAGTACATGTTATTTTTAAATTCACTCAGTCAGATGAAGACCGTGTGAAAATATCTCACAAACTGAAAATGGTTACCCCGACCAAGCGCGGTAAAAAATCGGAAGAGGATACAACCGAAACACCGATGTGGGTCGGTAAAGGCGGGAAACTCACTATTCTGCCAGAAGACCAAGGGCAGTTATTTGGTATTGACGGCAGTATCGACGGGAAATTAAAAGCCATTAATTAATTTCCATTTTTTAAATAAATCATTCCATTTACTTTTTATGTTTTTAATTAAACAGGAGCCTTTGTATGTCTAATTTAGACGGAGCCGCTATTTCTCAGATTAAGAATATGGTTGTCGCTGCATTAAGTCTGGGTACTGTAGAAAAATCTCTCTGCCCTGCTGTGGTTTTACCGGGTGATTTTAATGTTAAAAGCCTGGAGCACTTACAGGAAGGCCGCTACCGCTTCCGTGGTGCAATGGATACAACCAGTATCACTGATTTTGTGAAGTATTCCCTGCAACACGGTGTTGAGGGAGGTGTCAGCTGCTTTATTGATGCCGATGTGATGAGTGCAAAAACCATCTTCAATATCGGCACCATCGGTGAACCGGGACACGCTGATAATACAGCCGTGGTGTCACTGAAAAAGACATCACCTTTTGCATCACTGCTGAATATTAATGGTGATCGTCTGAGTCAGAAAGCGCTGGCAGAATGGCTGGAAGACTGGCGCGATAACCTGATGGCATTTGATGCAGAAGGTAATGCCATTGATATTAAGCAGGCAATCAATGCCGTCCGCAAAATCACCATCGAAGCAAGCCGCTCCGCAGATCATGAAGACAGTGATTTCGGCGCTAAGCGCTCTGTGATGGAAAGTGTGGAAGCGAAAAGCCGTGACGTCATGCCTGCAGTATTCCAGTTTACTTGCACACCATACGATGAACTGTCTGAACGTGCTATCAAACTGCGTTACAGCGTTCTGACCGGTGGTGATGTACCTGTGCTGGTACTGCGTATTGTTCAGCTGGAAAAACTGGAAGAGCAAATCGCACAGGAATTCCGTGATCTGCTGGCTGATAAATTCGAAGAAACTGAAATCCAGACGTATATCGGTAAATTCAAAGCATAATTATTTTATGCCGCTTTAACCGGCGGCATTTTCATATTCCAACACCGGGGAATTAATTACTTATAAAAAGTAACGGCTTTTTATTACCTAAATTGTGTGGAGAGATAAATGTCATATATAGCAACCAGTACCGGAAAACATATTGATTTCACCAATATCACTCCGGCTCAGATTTGTATCGAAGATATCGCGCGTGGTCTGTCGAATGAATGCCGGTTTGCCGGGCAACTGGAAAGTTTCTATTCCGTGGCTCAGCACTCTGTATATGTCAGCCAGATTGTGCCGCCGGAATACGCTCTGGAAGCCCTGCTGCACGATGCCGCCGAGGCGTATATCAAAGATATCCCCTCACCGCTGAAAGCCATGCTGCCGGACTACAAGGCCGTGGAAAAACGCATTGAAGCGGTTATCCGTGAGAAGTTCGGCCTGCCGCCGATAATGACCGTTGATGTTCACTATGCCGATCTGGTCATGTTGGCGACCGAAAAGCGGGACTTTGAAATAGACCCCGGCGGCCACTGGCCGATGCTGGATTCAGCTCCGCCACATGATGACATCATCATCCAGCCACTGACACCACCGCAGGCATATCACCAGTTTATGGCGCGGTTTGAAATGCTGACAGCTGAGTAAGGCGACGATTATGAGCTTTCAAAACGACACAAAATTGCATGAAATGACATGCATAAAATCAGATGGCCTGCACCGGCATTATCATTTTTCCAATCCGCGTAATTCGTGCTACTGGTTCGATATTGTGACAGTGCCTGGTTATTTATTCATGACCGGTGATATGGGGACGTGGGCCTTTAGCCGTATACGCGACATGATCCAGTTCTTTAATCACGACAGTATTGATTATGGGTACTGGGCTGAAAAATTACAGATGGGTTCAGGACGTAGTGAGGTTTCAGCGGCATACAAAGAGGTCGATTTATCTTCAACTCTTGAATTTTATCGCCGGTCATTAGAAGAGTGGCTCGCAGATACCATTGAAGGTGAGGACGACAAAGATACATTAAGTGCAATTAAAAGATCATACAGAGAATTTGCGGAACGTATCGGCCGGTTAAAGTCACTTATATCTGATTATTCAAGTGGAAGAATATCAGAGTATGTTTTTTACCGCGCTGTAGCAGAGGCAGACATGGAAGACGACTCATGGCCTGGTCACTCGTCACCGTGGGATTGGGAAAATTTAAGTCCACATTTCAAACCGACACATCACTACGCATGGGCGTGTGAAGCAATTCAATATGCCTGTCAGCGTATTGCGAATAAAGAACTGGCTGAGGCTGCGGTCGATAAACTGATTTTATTTAAGCAGGTGTCCGCATGAAACCCATCCTCGATATGTGCTGCGGCAGCCGGATGTTTATGCACGATAAGCAAGATCCGCGTGTGTTGTTCAGTGATATCAGAAATGAAGAACATACCCTGTGTGATGGCCGTCTGTTGGAAATTACACCGGATATCATTGCTGACTTTAAAAACCTGCCGTTCCCGGATGAAACATTTTACCAGGTACTGTTTGATCCGCCCCACCTCACTCGGGTTGGTAAAAATAGTTGGATGTTTAAAAAATACGGCTCACTGGATAAGCACTCATGGCGTTCTGATCTTGCTGCCGGTTTCAGAGAAGCATTCAGGGTGTTGCGGCCACACGGCAGTTTAATTTTTAAGTGGAATGAAACGCAGATATGGGCAAGCCATATTCTTGAGCTGACCGAATATAAACCTACCATTGTGCAGCGTGTCGGGAAGAACGATAAAACACACTGGATGGTATTCTACAAAGGGGAAGAAAATGGATAAATTCAAACATCTGATGATTGACCTTGAAGTTATGGCTAAAAAGCCGGATGGCGCTATAGCAGCTATTGCGGCTGTACCGTTCGATATGGTTTCCGGTGTAACCGATGATGCGCTTTTTTATGAGGTGGTCGATCTGCGTAGCAGTGCCGGATTGGGCGGAAGTATCGACGCTGATGCCGTGCTGTGGTGGCTGGGTCAGAGTGAGAATGCCAGGGGTGAAATTACTAACAGCACAATAATGATTAATCTGCCTGTTGCCCTGGGCCGACTTCATTCGTTTGCCTCTGAGTTCTGTGGAGAACAGGTTCAGGTGTGGGGTAACGGAAGTAGTTTCGATAACGTTATTCTGCGATCAGCTTATGAAAACTGCGGGATAACTCCGTTCTGGAAGTACTGGAATGACCGGGATGTGCGCACCATTGTCGAGCTTGGCCGCAATGCCGGCATCGACCCGAAAAAAGATTTCCCGTTTGTTGGTGAAGCACACAATGCACTGGATGATGCATTGCACCAGGTGAATTACGTGGTCGCAATCCACCAGCATTTATTTAAAAACCTCTAA